GTAAAATTATGAAGATACGAGTGAATGTCTTCAGTCATAAGCGAGGTTGGGCTACTGGTCCTTTGTTGAAGGATGCGAAGGGACAGGTCATCAAAGATCCCAGAAAGGCGAGTCGAAATTATGGTAGTTTAAATTACAATACGTATTGTAGCTCATTCTGTGTCAAGAACAAGGGGATCAATGTCGGCAAGACTCGATCCAATATCCGAAAGAAGAGCATCTAGGTCAACGACGTCCTCGACGTCAAAGGATATATCAAAGATATCCATCACGTTGAATATCATATCGTCATTCATCGATATGACATTCGATGTCGCGTTGTAATTGTTCTCAACGGTCAGTGTAACCTTAAAGTTTGATACATCGAACACCTTTCGACACTCTGGACATGTATTTTTACCCTGTTCTTTCCACTGCTCTATACATTCTGAGTGAAACACATGTCCACATCGAAGTGGGGGATTGGTTCGGGTCATCCTAACCTGGTTTAGACATATAGAACACGTCGACATTTCCCTGGTTTACACAACTAAACTTTTTTTAATATATACCCGCAACCTTAAGGAGGGGCTTGTCACACCTTTGGCAGTTGCCATCTTCGGCGACAACCTGTTGGTTGGTCACGATGTCGATGAGTTCGGGACCCTTGCTCTGGAGAAGTTGGCGGTACTTGTAGTTATCGACGTAGTCGACTTCGTTGTTGGTCATGATGTAATTGTTCAAAAGTCGCGAGGAAGTGTTGATGGTGAAACACCTCCCATCGGCCATACCAAGTCGTTGAGACATTTAGTATAAATTTAGAAATTAATTTGGTTGTTGACGATTGTCCTTGTCCACGAATGAAAATCTTTCTTCTTCAGTTCCTGGATCAGGTCCTGGCATTTGTATCCCATGAAAACATCAAATACATCGGTCACCTGGGTAGGTGACACCCTGATGTCCTGACGTTCATTTATATGGTGATTGATGATATTGTAGGCAAATGCAATTTCTTTGAGTGTCTCGGCACCGGTGATAATAACCTTCCCTGTACTGAAGATACTCGTCGTGATACGTTTCATATCTTCTGCGGGTTTGAACTTAATCTTCACTGCGGAGTAACGATCGGGTTCAAAGGATACCTCGAAGAGATCATCACACATCTCAAAGTGTTGAGCCGTGAGGTGAAGATTCACGTTATAGTTCAAACTGAAGTTCGAATTAATCATCACCACCCTGAAGGTTTCAGGTGACAGCTCGTTTTCAAGACCGAGCACATCCTTGAAAAATATGTTCAGGTTCTTGATGATACGTTGACAGTCAAAAAGATCGGAACAGCCAGCGACTTGGATACTACCATTGGGGAAAATCTTGATAGACTTCGTACTGTAGGTATCCATATACGTCAATGTGACCTGGTTGTAAAAAGTCGTAGACGTCTTGAGACTCCAATTGAACGGAACTCCTGACTGGAATTTCTTCATAGACTCATCAGGGTCAGCAAATAAAGACTTGATCTTCTCGATATCAATCTTTACTTCTTCGCTAAAGCCAGAAATCATCGTGATGGTCGTGATCTTTACCCAAGAAGGCATTTTGTCGGAAGGAAACGTACGCCTGAACTCATCGAGTGTCAGGAGGTACGAGAATGTCGTGTTTGCAACTGAACTATACATGATGTATACAATCCATACATAAAGAGGTGTACTTAGGTTAAAGAAATCATTGCTTTTTACTTTATGACTTCCATCCTCAAATCTGCCCACGTCATCCACGATGTAGAAGAAGATCGTTCCTACATCGAAGTTCTCTATTCTAAATATGTCAATGACGAAGGATACAAAACCTTCGTGGACTATCTGGATGCATCACCCATCGGCGAATGGACCAAACTCGTATCTAAAACACAAGGTGTTCGGTACGAAAAGTTCATCGACACCATGATCGAGAAGAATGTCGAAACGCGACAGAAAATGGCATCCATCATGCTCGAAAATGTTTTGAGTTACGCCTTCAGCAACATTCGTACCCAACTTCGTCTCATGAACACGGTCAAAATCTTGGACCCCACCTTCGATCCTCCGTATGTCAACAAGAGATGCTCTTGGCAAAAGGAGTTCGTCGGTACCTTTTGCAAAGAAATCTTACCTGATGTCATCGAACGCTGTACGAACGTCAACCGACTCGAGCGTTTCTTCAACGTCTTACGATTAATAGAGCTAGAACTATAAGGATCGCGACAGCGAGCATCCATCTAGGAAACATCCTCTTTCCCCGAACCCTTTCCACAAAAATTTCATCCTTCTTATAACCTGTGAACCCCGTGTCTATATTCCTCTGAGGATACAAGGGTCTAGACATTGGACACAGTGGTTCCTTCTTAGGGCCACCCATGTACATACCCCGAGAATACAAGGGACCTTCTTCACGCACGTCAAACTGAGCATCCTGTTCTTCGGGGTATTTGAAACTGGAAAATTTTTCAACGCGACGAACAGTGCCTGGGCCTGAAGTGACAAAGGGGTTAACCTTGTTCATCAAGGCATCATCGTCGAGCATTCGTACACTCATCTTGATACTATGCTACATTATAATTTTTTGTCTTGATCTTCTGTTTATGTTCTGACCACATCTTATCTAGATCCACGTTCAACATGTGTGCGAGCTGGAACAGGTAACTGAATACGTCGCCCATCTCCATCATGACATCTGTCCCACGCTCCTTCTTCAGGTTCATCTTCTTATATTTCTTCTTATACTGTCGGATCGCAGACGCGAGTTCACCAAACTCTTCGGTGAGGAGTAGCCACACAGTGTCAACATTTACCTTGTCCCACCCCTTGGATTTGCAAACCTTCTCAGTCTCACATTTATAATAGTTAAGACTCATACTTACTCTACAAGCATGTATCAACTTTAATACACTTTAAGGATATGTCGGTAAAAAGAGTATGACCGGTAAACGCTATGCAGATCTATTTTGTGGTCTAGGTGCATTTCATACAGCCTTCGATAGGTTGGATCAAGATTACGAATGTGTCTTTGCATGCGACCTCGATGAAAGGGTAAGGAGAATCTATCATGAAAACTATGGCATCGAACCACACGGTGACATCAATGCGATCGACATTGACTCTATGCCAGATTTTGATATCATATGTGCCGGGTTCCCGTGTCAACCTTTCAGCATCGCCGGTAAAAAGGAAGGGTTCCGGGACCAGGTCAAAGGGAATCTTTTTTACAAGATCCTGGATATCATCGATGCCAAATCTCCACAAAAAATTATTCTGGAAAACGTAAAAAATTTACACACCATTCACAATGGCGAAACATTTCGGATTATCATCTCGTCACTAGAAGATAGAGGCTACAAAGTTACCTACAAAGTGTTGGATTCCAAACACTACGGGTCTCCTCAATCGAGGCAACGTATATACATCATTTGTGATAAGGACACCAAGTACAAATTTCGTCCCGTCAACAAGCCGATCACACCAGTGTCGACAATCATCGATCATACCGTAGAAGACTTCTTCAACTACGAAGAAAAGTATATTCTCAAACCCGCAAAGGGTCGGATGAAGTATACACTCATAAACAAAAAAACAGGAAAGGGTGGACGCCAAGGTGAACGCGTGTACTCCATCGACGACTATGGGCCGACGATATGTGCGTCATCAGGTGGTCCGGGTTCAAAAACGGGTCTATACGAAATTGATGGGAAGATTAGAAAACTTACCATCAAAGAGGCACTTCAAATGTCAGGGTTTAGTCCAGAGTATCGTTACGGACCCAAGGATAACATGCTGTTCTACATTGGTAACAGTATCGTTGTCAATGTGTTAGATGAATTACTACAGGATATGTAACGTCCAATAGAGATGGAACAATCTTGAACTGGATATCATTGGCACTCTTGCGTCCACCATCACCACCCTTACGTTGAAAAGTAAACGACGGTCCAAGTTCAACAACCGTTTTCGAATCCCTGATGGAAAAGTCATATTGCATCAGTGATTCGATCACATCCTTCATAGCCACAAACATGATTTTTTTTCGAGTCGCATCTTTCTTGTCCCATTCTGTTATACACAGAACGTCGGGCTTCAGATCCCCGTGTCCAAGAAGTGCATGCTCCAGGATTTCTCTCTTCGATGCGTTGAGTGTCTCGATGATACAGGGATCAAAATACTTTTTATGTTCACATCGCTCCTTCAATAGTGTCTCGATCGGTTGAAGATCGGGTATGACAGAAACAAGACTGTCCACTGTACCCCTTGAAATCTGCTGAAACTGTCTCGCTTTACTTTTCTTCACTTGTATGTTCATATGACCATTCGTCAGGTCGACTTTACTTCTACGATCATCGTTGACTCGGAAGCCGTTTTCGATATAGGACGCTACCCACTTTTCTTCACTGTACCCTCTTTTCGCAGTGGAAGCATTAACTCGCTTTTGTGAAAGATACAAGAGGTTTACGGCTCCCGTAAGAATATCCATGTTTTTACATACCGATTTGGTTGGACTTAGGTATTTTTTTCCCGGTTGTACTCGTGTTGGTGGGACGATCCATTGGCCGAGCGGTACTCTCAATGTCCTGAACATACCCTATATATTGTGATACACCGGTGTGAATTTGAGCTAACGCAGTATCGATCACAAT